TTAAAATTCCTTACACCCCTAGAAAACACCAATCCTTTTTGCACAACCAAATTTCTAAACACAGATGGTCGGTATTAGTTTGTCATCGAAGGTTCGGCAAAACAGTATGTATGATTAATCATTTAATTAGGTCAGCACTATTGTCCAAACAGAAGAACCCTAGGTTCGCATATATATCGCCAACTTTTAAACAAAGTAAATCTATTGCTTGGGATTACATGAAACAGTTTACTAACAAGATACCTTATATAAAATTTAATGAAACGGAGTTAAGGGTAGACCTACCGAACGGTGCGAGAATTACTTTGCTCGGATCAGAAAACTCTGATGGGTTACGGGGAATCTACCTAGATGGATGTGTAATAGATGAGTATGCCAATGTCCATAGTAAGTTGTTTCCAGAAATTATAAGACCAGCATTATCTGATCGTAAAGGCTACTGTGTATTTATAGGCACACCACAAGGAATGAACAATAACTTCTACGAACTCTACCAACACGCACAAGGTGCTGACGATTGGTTTAATTATATAGCTAAAGCAAGTGAAACTAAAATTGTAGATAGCGAAGAGTTGGTCAAGGCAAAAGAAGTAATGGGTGAAAAGAAATACCTACAAGAATTTGAATGTGATTGGATTGCTAACATAGAAGGTGCAATTTACAATGACACTTTAGTTAAACTAGAAGATGGTAAACAATTAACTAGAGTACCATACGACCCCAGCCTTCCAGTATCTACCGCATGGGATCTAGGAGTGGCGGATCATAGTGCTATTATATTTTTTCAACAACTAGGTAGAGCCATTAATATTATAGACTACCATGAAGAACGTGGCGAAGGATTACCGCATTACATTCAGATGCTAAAACAAAAAGATTATGTTTACAAAGATCATTTTGCACCACACGACATCGAAGTTACAGATTTTGGTAATGGCAAAACTAGAAGAGAGGTCGCCTATCAATTAGGCATAAGGTTTAAAGTTGTACCAAAAATTCCATTAGAGGATGGCATACACGCAACTACCATGACCCTACCTAAATGTTGGATTGATACTGACCATTGCAAAAAGTTAATAGATGCGTTAAGACATTATCATCGGAAGTATATTGACAAAAATCGTATGTTCCGAAGTAAGCCTGTTCACGACTGGTCATCTCATGCTTGTGATGCTATGAGATACTTAAGTGTAGGTTTACAAGAAATTAAGAGTGGACAAACTGCTCCACAAGATATAGCAGATAATGAATACAGGATTATATAATTATGGGATCAATATTTTCACCAAAAATGCCATCGCTACCGCCAGTTCAACCTTTGCCAGCCGCACCTTCTACTGAAGTGTCTGCCGAAGAGAAAGAAAGAATTGCAGCGGAACAAGCAGCGATAGAAAGAAAAAGAAAAGGTAGAAAGTCAACTATCTTAACTTCGCCTTTAGGTATTGAAGAAGAAGCTGAAATACAAAAAAAAACTTTACTAGGATCGTGATATGGGAGGAAGTCCAGCAAGAGCAATTAGAAGTTTCGTTAAACCAACACCCTCTGCACCTGCACCTATAGCGGCATCACCAACTACAGCAGAAGTATCTCAATCAACTGCAACTAGCATGGATGGATATGATTCAAGAAAAACAAAAGCTAAAGGAAGATCAATGACAATTATGACAGGACCTAGCGGAGTAGAAGATCAAACATTAACATTAGGTAGAAAAAGTTTACTAGGACAATAATGGCATCAACAGATTTAACAAAAAAATTATTAGCACGTTTTGATAGACTAGCAGGTCAAAGACAAAACTGGGAAACGCATTGGCAAGAAGTAGCAGATTATATGCTACCAAGAAAAGCAGATGTTACTAAAAGAAGAAGTCGTGGCGATAAAAGAATGGAACTTATATTTGACAGTTCCCCTTTACAAGCATTAGAATTATTAGCAGCATCTTTACATGGCATGATGACTAATCCTTCTACACCTTGGTTTACTTTAAAATTTAAAAACGAACAAATTGACAATGAAGATGAATCTAAAATTTGGTTAGAATCTGCAACAGATGCTATGTACACAGCATTTAACAGATCAAACTTTCAACAAGAAATTTTTGAATTGTATCACGATCTTATTACCTTTGGTACAGCAGCTATGTTTATTGAAGAAGATGAAGAAGATTTAATTAAATTTTCTACAAGACACATTGATGAAGTTTACATTGCGGAAAATGATAAAGGTAGAATAGATACCATCTATAGAAAGTTTAAATTATCAGCAAGAGCTATCGTGCAGAAGTTTGGCGATAAAGTATCTCAAGATATTTTAACTATGGAAAAGAAAGACCCTTACCAAGAAATAGAAATTATACACGCAGTTTATCCAAGATCAGATTTTGATCCTAATAAAAAAGATAAAAAGAATATGCCATTCGAATCGGTGTACATGGAATACAAAAATAAAAATGAATTATCTGTATCTGGATTTAAAGAGTTTCCGTTTGTAGTACCAAGATATTTAAAAGCTTCACATGAAATCTATGGCAGATCACCTGCTATGACTGCACTACCAGATGTTAAAATGCTAAATGAAATGTCTAAGACAACTATTAAAGCTGCACAGAAACAAGTAGATCCACCTTTATTAGTTCCTGATGATGGTTTTTTATTACCAGTTAGAACTGTACCAGGTGGATTAAATTTTTATAGATCAGGTACAAGAGATAGAATTGAACCATTAAACATTGGTGCAAACAATCCATTAGGTTTAAACATGGAAGAGCAAAGAAGAGATGCTATTAGAGCTGTGTTCTATGTAAACCAACTTATGATGCAAGATGGTCCACAAATGACAGCAACAGAAGTTATCCAAAGAAACGAAGAGAAAATGAGATTGCTAGGACCTGTATTAGGAAGATTACAATCAGAATTATTAAAACCACTTATTGATAGAGTATTTAATATTCTATTAAGAAACAATCAATTACCTCCTGCACCAGAATTTTTATCTGGTCAAGATATAGAAATTGAACATGTTTCACCTTTAGCTAAAGCACAGAAATCCACAGAACTTCAATCGATCATGAGAGCTATTGAAATACTTGGAAGTTTAGCTAATGTAGCTCCTGTATTTGATTATATTAATTTTGATAATTTAGTTAAACACTTAGCAGAAATAGTTGGTGTTCCACAAAAATTATTAAAATCACAAAGTCAAGTAACTGCAGAAAGACAACAAGCACAACAACAACAACAGGAGCAAATGCAGATGCAACAAGTACAACAGATGGCTAAAGCTGGAGGAGATATAGCTCCACTTGCAAAAGCCTTACCGGAAGAAGCAAGAGCTGTTGCAAATGCTGATATAGAATAATGGGTCAATCAAAAGACAAAGAACAAAACTTTCAAAAATACGTTGAGCAAATCAAAAGTAATTATAAATATATTTTTAATACAGACGAAGGTAAACAAGTTATGTCTGATTTAGAAAAAAGATGTCATCATCATACTACTACTAATATCAAAGGAGATAGTCATGAGAGTGCATACATGGAAGGTCAACGTAGCATCCTTCTATTTATAAAAGCAATGCTACAAAATGAAAACGAAAAGGATAAATAAATATGTCATCAGAACAGATAACGGAGCAACCAGCTTCGCCTGTAGAAACGACACCAACAACTACAGAAACAAAACCAGTTGAAACAACAATCGCATCAACAACAGAACCACAACCAACAGTAAATAAAACTTGGAAAGAAGCAATATCTGAAGAGTTTAGAAACGATCCAAACATAAATAAGTTTACAGAGATAGATGCACTTGCAAAGTCATATATCAATGCAACTAAAATGATTGGTCAAGATAAAGTTGCTGTGCCAAACAAAAACTCAACTGAAGATCAATGGAATGAAGTGTATGATAAATTAGGTAGACCAGAATCTGCTGATAAATATTCACTTAATGTTAAGTCTGATACTGTTCCTATTGATGAAGGATCTATAAAACAATTTGCTGAAAATGCACATAAGCTAGGTTTAAATCAAAAACAAGCTGAAGGTATTTTAGATTTTTATAAAAATAATATGGAAGGTATGGCTCAACAATCTAAAGTTGATACTGAAACTGCTCAAGCTCAGTCTGCACAAGAGTTAAGACAAGAGTGGGGTCGAGAGTTTGATACTAATGTCAAGAAAGCTGGAGCATTAGCTAAAGCTAATATGAATCCAGAAATATTAGATATGGAACTTAAAAATGGTATGAGAATAGGAGATCATCCTGAAATCATTAGAGGATTTGCTAAAATAGCAAGTATGATGTCAGAAGATAAAATAGTTTCAACTGAAAGCGAACAAGTTAGCTCTAATACAGATATTGAATCAGAAATATCTACTATTACTAATAATCGTGAAGGACCATATTGGAACAAACAACATCCAGATCATGATAAAACAGTACAACAAGTTTATACATTAAGAGAAATGTTAAACGCAGAATAATTTTTAACCCCTTGTATTTTTTTCTAAATTAATGTAAGGGGTTATTAGTAAGACAATTCATAAGAACCTTACTGACAACTAGGAATAGACTGTGGTCTAACAGACCTTAAATGCAAGAATTGCCTATCAATTTGATGGAGAACCTTTCTGTTTTAACATTAACAATAACAAATAAATGGAGAGACAAATATGTCATCACAAATAACTACAGCATTTGTACAGCAGTATTCTGCTAACATACAAATGTTATCTCAACAAATGGGATCGTTATTAAGAGACAAAGTCAGACTTGAAAGTGTTGTAGGAAAAAATGCTTTCTTTGATCAGGTTGGCTCAGTAACTGCAGTTGAAAAAACTAGCAGACATTCAGACACTCCGCAAATTGATACACCTCACTCAAGAAGAAGAGTATCATTAGCTGATTATGAATTTGCTGATTTAATCGATCAACAAGACAAAGTAAGGCTCTTAATAGACCCAACTTCATCTTATGCTCAAGCCGCTGCTATGGCAATGGGAAGAGCTATGGATGATGTAATCATATCTGCTGCACTAGGTACTGCGTATACTGGTGAGACAGGATCAACAAGCACAGCCAATGCGAATCAAATCGTACATGGTTCTGCTGGTTTAACTATCGCTAAATTAAGAACTGCTAAGCAAACTCTTGATTTAGGTGATGTAGATCCTTCTATACCAAGACACATCATAGTATCTCCGAGACAGATCACTGATCTTTTAGGAACAACTGAGGTTACAAGTTCAGACTTCAACACAGTCAAAGCATTGGCTAATGGTGAAGTAAACTCGTTTCTTGGTTTTAACTTCATTGTATCAAACAGACTAGCATTATCTAGCACAACTAGATCATGTATAGCTTTCGCACAAGATGGAATAGCTCTAGGTGTTGGCAAAGATGTCAACGCAAGAATAGACGAAAGAGCTGACAAATCTTATGCCACTCAAGTGTACTACTGCATGAGCATTGGTGCCACTAGAATGGAAGAAGCTAAGGTTGTTGAAGTACAATGTACAGAATCATAATAGGAGGAAATAAATTATGGCAAACGTAAATACAGATATAGTAACTAACTTTGTTGCAGTTCCTCAGGTTAAAAATAGCTCACAGCAATTACATGGTGCAAAAAGAATTGCACAAGGTACTATTGCTTTAGCTGCTGGAGACCTGTCGTCTGGAGACACAGTTATGTTAGCACCTATACCAACTAATGCTAGTATTTCTTCAATCAAGTTATTTAACGATGACTTAGATTCTGGATCTACTATTACAACAGACGTTGGATTATACTCAACAGCTATCGCTGCGGTTGACGATGATGCTTATGCTTCTGCAATTACAGACCTTAGAGGTGCTGTAACTGTCGGAACTGAAGTAGCATTTGAAGCTAGAAA